ATAGGCGATGATCTTCAGTATAAAAGTTATAAGAATCATACTCTCAAACATCTGGAAGAAAGAATTAAAATATATACTAATGAAGGTTTTAATTATGAGTCAATTGCCATACCGATCTGAGGAGAGTGCCATGAAGACATCCTATAGAATCATTAAGTTAAGTAGCGGCGAGGAGATAATAGGAAATATTAAAGGCAGAGAAAAAGATAAAATCATCATTGATAGACCAATGATATTTAAAACACAAGTAATGATGCATACTTTAGGTACACAGAAAGAAGTGGTTTTTCTTAAGGATTGGATGTCATATACAAACGACAATCAGGCTAAAATTCAAGAATCTCATATAACCTCTATCTTTGCACCTGATGAATTGGTAGTAAGTATGTACGATCGTGCGAAACACGAAATGGATGTCCAGCCGCATCGACCGGCTAAACTAGAAAAATTAGATCCCGATAAAGCAGATAACAAACAAAATCTCGAAGATACCATAAAGCAAATGTTTAAATTTCCAAATCAAAATCAGAAAGACTCTCTTTTCGATGATTTGGATGCTTTAGAAGAAAAACTAGACTCTATGCACGGAGAAGGTAATGGTCCAGATGATAAAGATAGAATATACCTAAATATGGATTTATCATATGAGGATTTAAAAAATATGTTTGATGATGGTATAATTTCATCAAAGATCTTTAACATGATAGAAGAAATGTATTATGGCTCAACAAACAAAATGAGGCCAGAAGAGACGAGTAACGATTCTACCATTGAAGACAAAGATAATCCTGACTATGGTAATCGATGGACTGATTGGGATAATGACTTATCTAATGAAGACTATAAGTAAGCTTAATATCCCTTTTCTCTCCCACACAGGGAATTATAACTTAGATTGAAAAACTGTCAAGTAAAAACTTGACAAAACATTTTTATACTGTAAAATTCATATATGAAAAACACCTCACACTATATCGATAATGAAAATTTCTATAAAGAGATTTCAGCGTGGAAGCATGATGTCAAAGAAGCACAGAATGCAGGGGATAAGAATCCTCCTATTACAAACTATATTGGCGAGTGCTTCATGAGCATTGCTGAGAATTTATCTAAGAAGGGAAACTTTATAAAGTATCCATTCAGAGATGATATGGTAAGTGATGCTATTGAAAATTGTGTGATGTATGCACATAATTTTGATCCGGACAAGTCAAAGAATCCTTTTTCATATTTTACTCAAATAACATACTTTGCTTTTCTCCGAAGAATAGAGAAGGAAAAGAAGCAGATGTATATTAAGTACAAATTAATGGAACAAAATCCAGACTCTACTTTATCTTGGTATAAAGAAAACTACTTTGAGAAAAAGAAAGAGGAAGATATTGATACTGCATTAAAGCAAGAATTTGAATTGACGGATAAGGACCTTCAGAAATTTGGCGGAAGTAAAAAGAAAAAGGCCAAAGAATGAAAATAGGTATTATTAATGATTCTCATTTTGGTGCTAGAAATGATTCTGCTTTATTTTTAGATTATTTTATTTCATTTTATGAGAATGTATTTTTTCCATACCTAAAGGAAAATGAAATACAGCAAGTTGTTCACCTTGGCGATTTCTTCGACAGAAGAAAATATATCAATTTCAATACATTACAAAAAGTTAGAGAAAAAATTCTAGATCCTATGGAGGAGATGGGTGTCACGATCAATCTTTCTCTTGGCAACCATGACACTTATTACAAGAATACAAACAAAGTAAATTCACCAAAGGAACTTTTGTCGAGTTATGGTAATATCATAATTCATGAAAATCCTGTTAGTTTGGATTTTGATGGGTTGAATTTGGGTTTGATTCCGTGGATTAATGACGAAAACCGAGAACTGACATTAGACTTCCTGAAGTCTTGTAAGTGTTCTTTTATTGGTGGCCATTTTGAATTAGAAGGTTACGAGGTGATGCGGGGTATGAATTTTAGCGGGGGGATGTCCGACAAATCTCTACGAAGATTTGAAAAGGTTTTAAGCGGTCATTTTCATACCAAAAGTCAAAAGAACAATATTCACTATCTAGGCACTCAGTACCAAATTACATTTAGCGATCTTCATGACATGAAAGGCTTTCATGTCCTTGATACAGAAACACGAGATGTTGAATTTGTAGAAAACCCAGATAAAATGTTTTATTCCTTTGTGTATGATGACAAAGATAAAAATGCACTGAAATCTCTTCAGGAAGAACTAACAGAAAAACTTAAAAGTAGATATGTCAAGATCATTGTAGAAAATAAAACAAAGTCAAGTCTTTTTGAATCATTTATTGATGCTTTGTATGAATTAGATGTTGCGGATATTTCTGTTATTGAAGATTTTTCTTCTGATTTAGAACAAGACGAAAAAGTTGATCTTGCACAGGATACTTTGACTATTATAAGCACAGAAATAGATTTGATTGAGACTGATTTAGATAAAGAATCATTGAAAAGAATTATGAAAACCCTTTACATGGAGAGTATTACAAATGAAGAGTGAAGAAATATCTGTTACAGAGGAAGATGTACCAAAAATGGATGAAATCGAGGATTCGTCTGATAAAGTAGAAAGAATTAAAAAGTCGTCTACCGCATATCGAATGGAGTCATCTATTGAAGGTGTGCGAAGTGGGCCCACTAAGATTATTCCTTCCAAGGAAAATTTTAAATCTTTGGTTCGCCTTACTGTCGATCCTTCTGGTCTTTCTAAGGTTGTTGCAGCAGAAGATCTTAAGAGCGGTGATCTCCTAGAGGAGTGCTTCTATTATGTCATGGAGTCTAGACGAGACGATTTGATTTCATTGCTCAAGGATAAGGTTGCTGCTTATATTATGTGGTCTTTACCAAAAGATTCTTCTGTATATAAGTCTGATGAGGTTGGTAATCATGTAATTTTGCCAACAGGAAATGCACTTGCATATAGTCCATCTGTAAATCCAAACGCTTATGTTGAATTTGATAAGAAGATGAGAACTATGAGATTTTATACACTTCGAAGTGTTGCTCGTGGCGAAGTTATTACTATAGGTTATTCCAGTGACGGTGTTGGACCCTCTGGTATTACTTCTAAGGAATATTATGAGTTGACAGGAGAGAATATAAAAAGTAAAATAGCACCAAGCAAACCATCGGGTGGTTGCTCTTCTTGCAGTAAGAAAAAGTTTCGATCTAGGATAGAGGAAAGCGATGATAACATTCAAAAAACTGAAATTTAAAAATTTTGGTTCTTTCGGAAATTATTTTACAAATATTGATTTTACTGATAATGAATTGATATTAGTGTCGGGATTGAATGGTCGGGGTAAGTCTTTTGCATACCTCGATGCTATTACATTTGCTCTTTATGGTAAACCATTCAGGAAAATAAATATTCCTCAGTTGATTAATACCGTCAATGGTAAAAATTGTGCAGTGGAACTTGAATTTTCTGTAGGTTCAAATGAATATACAATAAAAAGGGGGTTATCCCCCAAGTTATTTGAGATTTACAAAAATGGAACTCTGTTAGATCAAAATGCAAAGTCAAAAGATTGTCAGGATTTTCTAGAAACTCAAATTGTGAAAATGAATTATAAGACATTTACTCAAGTAGTTATTCTTGGCAGATCGTCATTTGTTCCTTTTCTTCAATTGTCACCTGCTGACAGAAGAAATATTATAGAAAATATTTTAGACATTAATGTATTTTCAAATATGAATCAAATTGCAAAAGGAAAACTGTCTTTTGTTAAGGAGAATATAAATGAAACGAATCGTAAAATTGAAAATATTGAAGAAAAAATCGAATATCAAGAAAAGTTTATTTCCAAAATACAAGATCAAAAAACTAGTTCAGAAACAAAAATTAAAGAGAAAATAGAATTAATTAATGAATCGATTACTTCTTCTAACAATTCAATTAATCAGATTATGAGTTCAATGATTGAAGGTGAAATAGAAACTGATCTAGAAACTCTGAAGGATAAGAAAGTTAATCTAAAGACTGAGGAAAAGTCTTTGGTTACTAAAATTGTAAAGTCACAGAAAGATGTAGATTTTTATGATGATAATGAAAATTGTCCTGTATGCAAACAGTCAATTGATTTAGAATTTAGGAAAAATAAAATTGAAGATCTTTCTTCTAGTGTCAAGAAATTGGAATCTGCGTTGGATAATGTTAAGGTTTTTTTGGGTGAATGTGATTCTATGTTGACTTCTAAAACAGAAGATCTGAATAAGAACAAAAAATTAGAAGAACAGCATAATATTAATAAAAATATAATTGAGCGTTATGAAAATGATTTAGAAAATCTTAATATTGAATTGAATAAGCCTCATGAAGATGCGGATGAATTAGAAAAAGAAAATAAAAATTTAGAAGAATTGCGTATAAAAAAGGAAACACTCGAAGAATCTTTAAAACAATATGATATAAAGAAAATGGAATATTCTGCCTGTGTTTCTTTGTTGAAGGACAGTGGAATTAAGTCAAAGATTATCAAGCAT